ATTTATTACAATGCAACTGCATCAGAGATTGCAAATAGGCTGGATTGATAATCTGGTGGAAGGAATAATAATGAAAACATGGGAACAGCATTACATCGAGCATTGCATTAAATTTGCCGAGCCATGGGGTAAAAGATTTGGCTGGGCTGTCTGGCATAGTTGCTTTGAATATTGGGATGGGTGTGCGAGTGAGTATGCTGTTTTAAGCAAAGTGAGAAGCTGAAGTAATTTTTAAATTACTCCAACGCATATCCCTACATTCACATTCGTCGTAATTGAATGAGCTGTGCAACCTGATAGGGGGAGGCACAGCATTAAAGCCTTAATTGCGCTTTTCATAGTTAATCAGAACGTTGGCCACAGCTTTTGCAGCCAACCAGTAACGCGCATTAAATCGAGCAAGTTCATCTTCATTTGAAATAAAGCCAAGCTCCACAATTAGACCGCCAGCATTCACATAAGCAAGACGGCCACGTGCAGATTTAGACTGATCAATCCAGCCATTATCCCCACGTAATCGACTGCCAAGTGCATCTGCCACAGCCTTGGACAAGTCTTGAGCCAGTTTCTTATCTTTCGGTAGCGCAATCGTTTCAATGCCATTTGCCTGTTTTGATGTTGCAGCATTCATGTGGAATTCGACTGCCACGCTTGAACCTGTAATCAATTTTACAGCAGCAGACAATGGGTCGTTCTTGGTGCCAGTGCCATCGGTTTTGACTTGCAATCCAGCTTCACGTAAATAGTGAGTCACCGCATTGCGGAAGTTGACCACCAGATCGGCTTCTTTGATTTTACCGCTTACTGCACCCGGGTCGGTATTACTATGGCCGGCTGTAGCTGTGACAAAACCTAACGGCTGATTGTGTAATTGTGGTTGGGCAATTTTGCGACCTACCCAACTCAGTGCTGGCAATACAGTACCAATAATGAAAGGTGCATATTGTTCAGGGATAAAATTAAAGTCTAATGCCCACTGAATAACTAAAACTGCAAGCATTAAAAAAGCCCCCAGTAGCGGGAGCTTTACGGATAAGTACTGTAATGCACTTTCTTGGATTAATTTCATTTCAAGGTTTCCTCAAGTCTTGTGACTTTCTCTTTCATTAATGACTGTGTTTGATTGATTTGAATGATTGATGCGCCTACCCAGATACATGCAGCTATAATTGTTCCGCCACAAAGCCCGAGCAATCCTTTTAAAAAACCAAGTCCGCCATCCTGCCGCTCAGACTTGTTTTCAAGACTTGATACTTTTAATTCAAGTGAATCCAGTTCTTTTTGAATCTTGGCAATTGCATTCTCATGGTGTTCGTTAATAAAGGTTTGGCGTGCAATATGTTCCAAAATCAATCGAATATCTTTGTGAAGGGCATCGATCTTCCCCTCCCACCCATTGTTGTGCGGTCTATTTTCAGGCATGCCGCCCCCTAAATTTTGGTAATAAAAAAAGCACCTATAATTGGTGCCTATTTAACAGTTTTGAGTTGTTTCTCTTCCTTTGTGCCAATTTCCTTCAAAGCAATGCCTGATTTCGTGTAATAGGCATTTAGGATATTGGGTTAATTCAATAGTACAAAAGCCGCTTCCAACTGTTGTTCGCGCAAGTTGGGGTTTGCCTGCAATCGCAGGTAGTGAATCAACAACGGCAAGCTTTAGCTCAAAACTAGTTTGAGTAATGTTTTTTGGTGGTGCAGATGTGCACCCTGATGAGATAGCAACCATCAGAGATAAAATTATTTTATTCATAGAACATCCAAATGCGAGACATCGATAACCACGGTTGTAAATTGCAGGTGTCTCCTTGACCCATCAGAAGTGGTTCCACCATCTTCGTAAAAATAATTCATGTAAACATCAACACCTCCGTCAAAAACACGCTGCCAAGTCTTTCCGTACATTTGCTCCGAATCTCTGCTATAAACAACGTGATACCCTTCTTTTAAAGGAATGACAGCAAGCTTATGATCTACTGGATATGAGTATCTTTTAAATGGATTACTCCCAACCCAAGGGTTGGTGCTAACAGGTGCATTATCCTGAATCACATCAACTATGCGCATAAACCGCCTAGAGGCATCAAATGTACATACACCAGCTTCATTAAAAACCTGTAAGCCATATCTGTTTGCAGGAATGGTTGGAGCAATATCAAAAATATAAGCATCCGCAACTTCGTACGAAAACAGGGAGAGCGTGGCGCTGGTGGGTGGTGGTGCGGGCGAAAACTCATTCCAGAGTATTTGCCTGCCTTTAGAAAACCTTCCTACATTTAACTTGGTGGAGTCGACCTGTCTAAACGCCACAATCACATGGTCTGAATACTGTTGTCCCGATGTATCCCACCAGTGCACTGTGGCAGAAAGTCGTATTTTTTTTATAAAGCAGTAATGTGGGTATATGCTGGATACCGCCTCCTTTCCATCATTACGCCGAACTTCAAAGCCCGTAGTCATTTATAGCCATCTCCATACACTATAGTAAATCCAAGCGAAGTAAGGTTATCCCAATATATTGTGTTGCCCTCCGTCCAGACGGCATTACTATGGCTAGAAGTGCCTCCATAAAATTCCACAAAAGGGACTATATAGGCGAAAACGTTGTAAGCTGGCGCACCATCACTTGTAGTGATTGATCTACTACCTGTGGCCGTGCTTGGCTTAAAACTCCCAAGCACTCTCGCATTACCCCACTCAGATGAAAAAACCTTATTTCCGGCTGGCGAATACACCTCTAAACCTTGACCCATCACCATCTCCCCATGCGTACTGCAATCTGACCATTTGGATAAAATACTTCGGTTTTTGAACCTGAAATTACCGTCTTGCTACCGTCCGCACCTGTAGATGCAAATGTCCCTAGATTCGCACTCAATGCACTCAAACTGCCAATACTTGCTGTATTAATATGCGCCAGGTTAATAGAGGCATAATCCAGAAAGCCTGCCTTTATGTAAGCACCAACTGGAAACACCGTACCCGTAACAGGATCAGTAAAAGGCGTATTGCGGAAAATGAATGGGTAATAACCAGTGCTATTACCTGAACCAATCGCGAAAGAATCAAAGTTCAGAATGAAATTCGATTCCTTGCCATCATTCGCCCCACCCCAACCTGCCACTTTGCCGTTTACGTCAAGTTTGATGTACTTCTGGGCATACAAGCCGTTTACTGATTGGCTGACCTCCTGAATTGATGCGGTGTTTTGGCCTACGGTTGTTTGAATGGTGCCAACTTGTGTTGCTGTAGCCCCCTGCTGTGTAGTCAAAGTATTAACTTGGTTTTGCACTGTCGCGATGTTTTGCGTTGCAGTGTTAGCCTTGCCGAGTGCATCATTTGCTGTGGCCTGAGCTGCGTTGGCTACAGCTTTGGCGGCGGCTTCGGCAGCATCCGCTTTATTTTTGGCGTCTAGCGCTGCTGCTGCTTTTGCTGCTGACTCAGCTGCATTGGCTTTGGCGGTTGCATCATTTGAAGCCGCTGCTTTTGCTGCATCCGCTTCGGCTTTCGCTTGGGCTTCTGCATACGTTTTTGCTGCCGCCTCCGCTGCTGCTGACTTAGATTGCGCATCTAAAATAGCTTGATCTGCCGTTGATTGGGCTATTTGTGTTGATGCCTGAACAGTATCCACGCGTGATGATAAGGCAGAATCCGCACCAGCCAAAACGCTTATTTCTGAGCGAATAGTTGCTAGATTCTGTTGTAGATCATTACCCACTTGAGCCTGCAGGGTATCAACCCGCTGCCCCAGTGCAGAATCCGCATTAGCTCTAGCAATAGTTTCAGCTTGAATAAGCGCTGTGTTATCTCCAATCTGTGCAACCGTCGTATCAATGCGCTGACTCAAAGCCATATCATTTTCAATCATTGCTGATTGCAAAGTCCATGTACCTGCAAAGCCTTCGGTTGAGCCAATCAGGTCTTCAGTTGAGCCAATTAACTTCGGATTGACCTGTGCATATACACCGTCAATCTTTGTGGTGTTGGCGCTGATTTTCCCCTCATGTTCAGCAACTTTTGCATCGGTTTGAAACAATGCGCCAGTGCTGGCTTTATTGCCTAATTCAAGTGTAATAGTATCGATTTTAGTCGCATTAGCACTTGATGCATTTGCTGATGCGGTGGCAGTGGATAATGCTGTAGCGCTATTTTCTAACGCAGAATCCGCTTTAGACCCCGCTGCTACCGCTGTCGCATTGGCTTGAGTTGCAATACTTGATGCAGATTCTGAATCAGTTATTGCAGTTTCAGCCTTAATGATAGCGCTCGCAGAATTCGCCAGGGCTTGAGAAGATTCAGCTTTGGCTTCGTCAGCCGTGGCTTGAGCTGCATTAGCGACCGCCTTAGCTGCCGCTTCTGCTGCATCAGCCTTGTTTTTAGCATCTAAAGCTGCTGCTGCTTTTGCTGCTGACTCAGCTGCATTGGCTTTGGCGGTTGCATCATTTGAAGCCGCTGCTTTTGCTGCATCCGCTTCGGCTTTCGCTTGGGCTTCTGCATACGTTTTTGCTGCTGCCTCTGCTGCTGCTGATTTAGATTGGGCATCAAGAAGCGCCTGATCTGCTGTTGATCGGGCTGTAGCTGCAGAAGCGCCCGCTTCATCTGCTGCCTGCTGAACGACATCAACCCTGCCATCAAGAGCAAGTATCAATTCGGAGTTGGAGCTATTCCCTGATACTGCACTCTCAGCAACTTGGCGAACATTAGCCAAAGCCATATCATTCATGGATCGATAATCGGTTAATGCTTGAGCATTTGCTGAATCACCGTCAGCGCGGGCTTGTGACTCAGAAACAATATTCGCTTCATTATTACCAACGCGAGCATTCATACTGGAAATATCACTAGCTATGGCTTGATCAGCATCCGCAAGCGATTGCAGCTTTTGATTAATTGAAGCTGTATTTCCATTAAATTCAACATTTAAAGAGTCGATGCGCTCAGCTAGTGCGCTATCAGCATTGATGCGCGCCAGTTGCTCAGTAAGAATATTTGCAGAATTTTCATTAACAGCGACAGTCAGCAAGTCTGTGCGTTGTGCTTGAAATAGATCACCCTCTTGCACTGCAGACAGAATCGACCACACCCCTGCATTTCCAGATTCACTACCGATCAAATCATCAGTAGAGCCGATCATATCTGGGTTTGTAATGACTTCAACACCAGTGACACGCTCGGCCAATACTCTATCAGCATCAATTCGAGCATTGCTTTCATCAACAACTAGAGCTAAAAGGTTTTGACTATTCTGATTCGATTCAGCACGTACTGTTTCAATTAGTGATGCATTTGCAGAATCGGCATCGGCACGCGCAATTGCTTCCTGATTAATTGCAGCAGTGTTTTCATCTACCTCAGCTAAGACTGAATCAATTCTATTACTGATCGCAGAATCTGCGCTTGCTCTTGCTGTCGCTTCTTGCTGAATCGCTGCTGCATTATTTCCAGCACTCGCACTTACTGTATCAATGCGACTGCTCAGACTGTTATCAGCAGAGGCTCGTTCAGTTTTCTCGGTAGAAATTGCAGTTGCTCTTGCATTGGCTTCTTGCAGAATTGCAGCATTTCTAGCGCTGGTTTCAGCACCAATAGCTGTATTGCGATTCGTTATTTCTTGAGTGATTGCTGCTTGGCGGTCTGCGATTTCTTGCGATAGACCATCACTCAGATTTTCAATTGATTCAATTCGCTCCTGTCTCTCCACTGAAAATGCGTCATTAAGTTGATCAACGTTAGTTTGAACTGCGGTAATATTGTCAATCAAATTTCCGATATCACCATCCAGTCCTGCAATCGTATCGATCTTATCAATCTTGGTTTGCAGGTCCTGATGCAGATGGCTTTCAGTGATTTTCCCCGACAAAATATCGAGTACAGCTGACGCATCCACAGATGTTGTAGCACTAACACGCTCAGACCATGGCCCAACATTTCCGATCCGATCAATCAAACGCCCACGGAAATAGCGCGTTAAGTTCGGCTGCATACCTTGAATTACGTGTGTATCTGTTGGATATGCAAAAAGGCCAAGCTGCGCAGAATTAGCCCCGTTGGCTGTGCTAGAAATCTCAATTTCCGTATACGCAGTATCAAGCGCACCAACCGCAGGAAAGTTCCAATTCAAACGATAACCAAACAGAATGCCAGTAGCTGATAGATTTGCCAAAGCAGGCGGTAAACCAGTCTTACCAGTTAATGCAGTCAACATGGAATACGTTGGCAGTGAAGCAATATCAAATGCAGAAATTGCAGTGACACGCGCTTCATAGTTGCCAGAATAAATACCTTGCACTTCCACCGAGTTGCTACCCGTGATTGGCAATTTAATCCAGGTACCATCATCCTTGCGCCATTCGACCTGGTACTTTGTTGCACCTTGTGCCTGTGGCCAAGCAATAATCATAGTTTCAACAGATAAGCCTTGCTGTACCATGCTCTCAGATGAGATTGATACAGACTCTACTGGTGCTTGAATAGTTGGATTAATGATAGAGATCGGGCGCTCATCAATAAAAGCACCAAAATCGATTGCATCGTATTTGGCTGATTCATATTGAAGACCAGTAATTGAAAACTGATGTTTGTCATCTTGCGTAATACTCATGACGCGAAACTTCATAGTCTTCAAATCTTGCGCATCAACCGCCCAGACATTCTCCGGAGCAACAGAATCGAATGCCGTAGTTACTGTGATATTGCGACCGATTTTAGATGACACAATTCGAGCCTGTGATTTTCCATCTTCACCATTTACAACAAGCCGATCGCCAGCACGACACACTACATCATCACGATCAATTGTAATGGTGCGTAAGTTTGCAGAAACTTTCGAGACACGTCCACCATTTGCCCGACCGGCAAACAACTCATCTGCAATTTCAATCACACGACCCGGCTGTGGAATATAACCATCTAAACCCACCTTGAAAGATACAGTTCGAGTTTCAAGTTGCTCGGATTTTAAAGCCCAAAGCCCTGCACGTTGTGCTTGTCCTTCTGATGTGCAGCCCCATGCATCAATTTCAGCAATACGCACACCGAGTTTTGCAATGGCAGCCTCATCACGAACATAAACATATTCAGTTTTATAGTGATTTGCAGGGTTATCCCAAGCCACTTTAGCTACAGTGTGACGATCACGAGCACGGGTGCCTGAATATTCAAACAAGCCATCAATGACGTTGGCGCGAGTGTAGGTAAAATAAGTGTCTTGTGGAATATCAGCATCACAGACAATCGAATTGCCATCCCAATAACTGATTGCACGAAATACACCTGCCAACTTGCTCAGAATTACATAAGCATCTTCT